TGAGGCTCGAGCAACTGAACGATGGCAACATTACTGACAACCTGTTTATGGGTTACCGAGTAAGTCGCCACCGTTCAGAGTCGCCTGGAGGGAACGAGCTTTAGGCGCGAGTGACGAACTTGGTCGCGTCAATCATCAAGGTGGCGAAGTAGCCACGGAACTTGATGTAGCGCGACAGTGAGCCATCGGCTGCCTCGACTTGGAGGGCACCCTTCTGCTGTTCGTAGATCTCGAAGCCATCGGATGCGCCGACGTACAGGTTGTTGCCGCCAGCCTTGACAAGGTTCTTGTCAACGACGACCGTGAGGCCGAATGCCGTGCCTTGAACGCTGCCCGGCTCAAGTGAGCCAAATGCGTTCATTGGGTTCAGGTTCGGGAACAGTGGGCGGTCTGCCGTGTCCACGAGGGCACCCAGGTTCGAGTAGTACAGCGGATCCATGATCAGCACGTTCGGCAGGTTGCCGTTCGAGTTGGTCAGGATGGTCTTGGCAGCTTCGTACACGAACGCCGCCCAGTTGGCTGGGTCGGTTGCCGAGGTCAGCGTTGCGGTCTGAGATACGCCTGCCTCGAACTGAGCACATGCGTATGCGTCGGTCTCGTTGGCGTAAATGCGCGCCATGTCATCGACGAGGAGGCCAAGCACTTCTGGCTCCGTCCAGTCCATGTCTTCTTCCGACAGGCGAACGTAGCCACCGAACACTTGCTTGGTGACGTTGTTGTTTGACACAACGAACGTGCCCTGGTCGAGGTTGGCGTTTTCGCCGTTGCTGGCACCGATCGTGGTGTGCGTGGTCACCTTGGGACGACGGAACACTTTGCCGCCGCCTGGGAGAGCGCGCACGCCCATTGCAGTGACGAGCGGCCTCCAGTTTGGCATGTAGTTGTTGTACACCGGGCCGAGGATTGGCTCGGGCAGGATGCCGGGCGTGTCGGTCGTGACGACATCGGGTGCCGCGGCTTTGATCTTGGCGTGGAACTCGGCGGCCTCTGAACCACCAGCAAGCACCTTGACGAGCCATTCGCCAACTGATGGCATTTGAAACTCTTTCTTGGGTGCAGCGAACAGCATTTGTGGTGCTGGTGCTGGTGCAGGAACTTCGGCTGGTGCTTCGACCTTGACTTCTGACATTGTGGTTGTCTCCTCTTGGGGTTCGGTCGCTGCAACCTCTGTAATCATAGCGCCCTTGAATGCAGGTGCTGTTACCAATGATAACTCCACCCAGTTCGCTTTTTTGATGATCATGGTGCCGTTGTCGTCATACGTCGCGTCAATTACGTCAACGCCGACCGATACGGAGTCCACGGCTTCGTCCTTGATGAGCTCGAGCATGTCGTTGCCTTCGGAGGTGGCGCTGATTCGGGCTGTGAACAGCATGCCCTCCTCGGAGTCCAAGCGGCCTGTGACTACGCCGACCGGCTGCTCAGAATCGTGATATTTCAACAGTTTCGGCTTCTTGCCAGTCACTGGCAAGGCACCGCGCTCAAACTTGACGCGAGTACCGTCACTGACGGTGGCCTCGGTATCCCAAGGTACGGCGACACCGCTGATTGAGCGTGGCGACTCGCCATCCTCGGCAAGCACAAACGTGTTCTCGGCTGTTAGGCGAATCATCATGCCTCACTTTCGTCATTAGAGGGTAGCCCCCGAGCCGGTGCAGCGTTGTCCGACTCGGGAGACATTTCGGCTTCCTCCAGGTAGCTCTCAACGTCTAGGTAAATGTAGCGACCGCGTGGTGTGATGCTGTTTTGGCTTAGAGTCTGCTCGATGCAGTCAATGAACGGTTTGGCACCGAACAGGTACAAATCTTGGCGTGCTTGCTGTGCATTCTGATACGTCATGCCCGAACCTGATGGTGCACCAACTAGGTACGGAGGAATGTTCGCTAGGCGTGCCATCTCGAGCGCCTGATATGTGCGTGCTTCTGTGAGCTGCAGCTTGCTCGGATCCATGTACGACTCTTTCCATTCGACGTACTGGTTCAACGCAGCAATGGCGTTGTTGTTTCGTGCAGCTGCAAAGCCTGCAGCCAGTTCGGACAATTCCTCACCGCTCAAAGGCTCACCTTCGGTCTGCTTTAGGACACCGGCTGGTGTCTGATTCTTGGCAAACCGCTCGGCGCTGGTGTCTAGGTTGATGTTGGTACGGATTGAGCGTGCACCCATCGTTAGCAAGCCTTGGATGGGGCTGAGAAACTGCACTACGTCGTTCGGGTCAAGCCGGTAGCCGTTGAAATACACTTCCTTGCTCGGGCCGAACCATTGTGGGCCAGCCTGGTCACGTGTCTGCACGTTGTCTGCCGGAATCCATGTGAACGTCGCTGGGAAGCCGTTGCCGAATCGGCTGGTCACAATCCAGAATGCGCGTCCGTAAAACAGCAAGTCGTCGGTCGTCCAGGACATGATGAAGTTGCGTGTGACGTTCGGGTCGGGCTGATGGAACCACGTGTCATCCGGTAGGTGCACGTCCTCGTAGTCCTCGCCCACCCATTGCTTCGAGTACTGGTGAATCTCTAGGCAGCCGACCATCGAGCAGATCAGGTCACGTGCCCGGCTGATGGTGGGAATCTGAATGGCAGCCGACCTATTGAAGTCGGTGGTGTAGGTCATGAAGTTGCCGACAAGCGGATTGCCAGCAGCGCCAGCAGCGCCTATTTCAGCCTTTGTGTTATTAGCGACAGCGCGCTTGAGAGAGAATCCAGCCATTGTGCAGTTGAGTCTAGGCGCTCGATGCAATGACAGGTCGGTTCACCATCGGGCGTGGTCGGCTCATCATGCCAACAGCCCACACCAAGCAACGCGCCAACTCAATCGGCCCGGACGACTTCTGCGATGACAACGCGATAGCGCCAGGAGTACGAACCGCGACAGCTCGACCAACATGCTCAGCCAACATCGTTTCACCAGTGTGCTTCACGCGACCTTCGTTAATCAGATTCTTGACCATTGACGTGTACCGGCTGATTTCCTGATACCCGACCAGCACCCTGCGACGTTGCAGATCGGAGGGGCAGTTGGTGTCCAGTGTCGGCGTGATAGCAACTTGCAAGCCTGAGTTGGAGGCCAACTGGTGTCGAATGTTATCCCAGACCTGTGTGATGGTTTCGCACATGAATGCGACAGTCGCAGTCAGCATCCCAGCAGTATTCGCGTTCACACGTACAGCCACGTACCTGCCATCGTCCAAGGAGACTTCCACGGCGAGCACGCCGCCAGGCAATGGTGGCAAATCGGTACGACAGGACTCCCACCGTCCAGGTGGCAGCCACGAGAGCTCTGATTGCACCCATAGGTTCACGCTAGAGCGCAGGAAGCCTGCACGATTTGGCCCCTTGGATTCGGCCTGCACTGTGCGTATGTCAAGTGTGTGCCCCAGCGCCGGGTTGGCGTACTCCCATGCAGCTTCGCTCATCGGATCTAGTTCAGGTGGTGGGCTATATTCAGCCAGGTACACACTGCCAGTGCTGTCACCCGAGTCGATGGCGCGTATGCCTTGCTCACGCCAACGCAACATGGCAACGCTGTCCTCGGTACCGGCAGTACTCCACATCGAGCACAACGGATTCGGCCTCGCACGCTGAGTCGGCAACAGGCCAATGTCCAACGTCTCTGAGTCAATGCCAAACACTTCGTCAGCAATGATGAGATCCACCGACATACCGTGACCGCTCGATGGCCTGGCTGCTTTGACATACCACTTGGATTCACCGACCTTGATGCTGTTGCGACCGTACGCCCATACAGCTTTGACACCAAACTTAGACTCGATGATTGGTGCCAAATCTTGAAACAGCGCAGTGGCTAAATCAAGCCGATGAGCCGTAGTCAGGATTGTCTGTGGGCCGACCTGCGTGGCGTACTGAGTCAGCCACCATCCGAGCAAGGCTTTGAGGGCAACGGTCTTTCCGTTCTGTCGAGCAACGGACACAAGTGAAACGTGGTTGAGAAACTGCCCTTCGGCATCGACGGCAAGTTGATTGTTGAGAACATGCCTCTGCCAGGGCATGAGCTCCACTCCGAGAATACGCTGAGCCCAATCTGCAACTTCCGGGCCGTAGCTTCCGGCAGCATCCGTGATGATCGTTTCGATTCGTGGCAGGTCATGACCTTTTCCTTTCCGCTTCGGGCTTTCCTTTTGGGATAACGAGAACGATGGGCGCGGGGTCGTTAGTAAAGGTTGATCCA